CCAGACAAATTAGGTGTTCAATACACAGATGTAATCCCATTGCTTGTGGCATCTATTAAAGAACTCAAAGCAGAAGTAGACGCATTAAAAGCAAGGTTGACCCCATGAGTTACATAGGCAACGCCCCCATATCAGCCGCCTTCCTGACTGACACATTCAGCGGGAACGGAAGCACTGTAGCTTTCACTATGACGGTCGCACCTGCGAATACGTCATCCATCATTGTTGCCATTACTGGCGTACTGCAAGACCCATCAACATACTCTGTATCAGGCACAACCCTGACTTTCTCAGCCGCTCCACCAAGCGGTACAAGCAACATCAGCGTTAGATACCTTGGCATCCCAGCAAGCGGAGTAACGACTACAGCCTACAGAACCGTAACAAACTTTACAGCGACAGCGGGACAGACATCATTCAGTGTGCCTTCCTACACCGTTGGCTACATTGATGTGTACAGAAACGGGGTACGCCTTGTATCTACAGACTACACAGCCACTACAGGAACGACAGTAGTTCTAAACAACGCCTGCACAGTAGGTGACGCAGTAGTAACAGAGAGCTTCTATGTAAGTTCGGTGTTGAATGCTATTCCTGCTACTGCGGGTAGCGTGTCGGATAGTTATATTGTTGATGTCTCTGCGTCTAAGTTAACTGGCTCACGCACAATTCCCAAGGCGACTATGCCAGCGGGTGCTGTGTTGCAAGTGGTGCAAGCAGAAACATCGACAAACACATCTACAACTAGTACAAGTTTTGTGACCACAAATTTAACCGCCTCTATAACCCCAAGCAGTTCATCTAGCAAAGTTTTAGTAACTGTTTCTGCCGAAGGTTATATAAATGGAACTGCAACGTCAGGAATTTATACTGTATTTAGAGGGACTGTTTCTGGAACAAATTTAGGAAATGCCACTTGGGGGTTTGTTAATTTATATGGTGCCGCTGGAGCAATCACAGGGTCAGTTTCAATAAATTATTTAGATAGCCCATCTACTACAAGTAGTCAAACATATACCTATGCTATGCGTTCTGAGGCTGGCTCTGCCACACACATAAATGCCAATGGGCAAAAATCAACAATTACGCTCATGGAGATAGCAGCATGACCCTAGCAGTAAACATCGCACAAGGTGCATCAAACAACGTAACCTTCCGCAACAAAATCATAAACGGGAATATGGTCATAGACCAGAGAAACGCGGGGGCTAGTGTTACTCCTGCGGATGGTGCTTACACGCTTGACCGCTGGCAATATCAGGCATCACAAGCGTCTAAATTTACAGTTCAACAAAATGCCGCTTCTGTAACGCCACCAACAGGGTTTAGCAACTATTTAGGCGCAACTGTTGCGGCATCTGTATCAGTTGGTTCTGGCGATTATTTTGGCCTTCTCCAAAGAATTGAAGGCTTTAACTTTGCAGATATGGCATGGGGAACAGCGTCTGCATCACCAATAACAGTATCTTTTTGGGTTCGTAGTTCTTTAACTGGAACATTTGGCGGTTCTTTAAGAAACTCTGCACAAAATCGTTCATATCCTTTTACTTACATAATTAGTTCTGCCAACACATGGGAACAGAAAACAGTAACTATTGCTGGTGACACAAGCGGAACTTGGGTTGGCGCAACAAATGGAACAGGTTTGCAAGTGTGGTTTGCGCTTGGTACAGGCTCAACATATAGCGGAACTTCTGGTGCATGGGCTGGTGCTAACTATCTTTCAGCCACAGGCGCTACATCAGTAGTAGCAACAAACGGTGCTACCTTCTACATCACAGGTGTTCAACTAGAAGCAGGGACAACAGCATCCCCATTTGAGTACCGCCAGTATGGTACGGAGTTTCAGTTATGTCAGAGGTATTTTTCTTTAATGGCTGGAGGAGGCGCTTGCGGAACGGCAGAAAGTAATAATAGAGCGTCAGTCACATATCAATTTTCAGTTCCGATGCGAACAGCCCCTACAGGGACTCTTAATGCCTCTAAAGGTAGTTTGAGTCAACCACAAGGAGGCCCCAACTCTTTAACAACAATGTCCTCTTTCTTTTTTGGGACTCCTGCGTCAGCAGAAGCCGGGTGGTGTGTTTTTGATATGAGTGGTACACCGTGGACAACAGGAAGAGTAATCATAAACAATGGAACTACGGGTATGGTTCAATTTTCTGCGGAGTTATAAATGTATAAATACTACCCAAAATATAACGGTGAAGAATTAAAATGCATTAAGCGTTTATCTGACAACGCTTGCATCCCCTTTGACCCAGACAACACCGACTACATCGCCTACCTTCGCTGGCTTGAGGCTGGCAACACACCAGAACCCGCAGAGGAGAACCAATAATGGCTTTAACGCAAGTAGCAGGTGGTCTTTTAGCATCGGGCGCGGTTGGTTCAACCCAACTTGCTTCTGGTGCGGCTGTTGCAAACATTGGTTATACGCCAGTAAACGCAGCAAATCTAACCTACACCAATATCAATTCAAACCCGATAGGCAACGTAGATTTCAACACAAGCGTGTTTACAAACGTAAATACGACTTACTACAAATGGGATTTACCAGCGGCGGGAAATTACTTACTGTTTATGACTGTACGCGCTAGGTTATGGGGAGTCGCTGGTTTTGGAAAAGTACGCCTATATAACAATACTGCTGGGGCGGCAATCTCAAACTCGGACATGATGTTAATTGAATCGTCCTCTGGTACTCTTAATTTAAACATGATGTGTACTGGTCATTGGCCTTTTACGGCTACAGGAGCAACTACTATTTATCTGCAAGGCAACGCAACAGCCGCAAATATTGGTATCCAGTCTGACGTTAACGGATACAACAACTGTACATGGTTGAGGATTTCTTAAAGTGGTTACTGCCTAATGTTTGGTTACGCCGCCTTTGCCCAATCTACCTTTGCCGGTCTTGGCGGGACGGCGTTCGCCTTATCTATCTCTGAAGACATCGCACTAGCAGATGACAGCGCACAAGCATCGGCGTTTCTACAGTCCATAACCGAACCCATAACCGTTGACGAAGTTGAAAATGACGTAGGCGGTAACTTCTTTGGTAGCGTGACGGAAGCCATCTCTCTTGCTGACGACAGCACACAGGCTTCTACTTTCCTACAGTCAATCACAGAAGACATCATCCTTGCGGACAGCCAAGCAGTCACAGCCCAGTTCGCCGTTGCCCAGTCAGAAGACATAACAATTGCAGATGACCAAGTGGTTTTCACCGCAGTCTTTAATGACCGCACTGAGCCGTTCACCATAGACGACACGCCAGCGACACAGTTTTCTTATCTTGCCTCGGTCACAGAGCCAATCACTCTAGAAGACACGCCGACTGCAACAGCCCAGTTTGCCTTGGCAATATCCGAGGCCATAACAATAGAAGAGGTTGAAGCCCTCACTGCCCAGTTCGCAGCCAGCGTTACAGAGAACATCACCCTCGCTGAACTAATCACCATCTTCAGCGTCTTCTTCTTGGACATTACAGAGAACTTTGGCATAGCGGATGCCCAGACCGCCACCGGTAACTTCTTGCAAAGCATCACCGAGAACATCACCCTTGCAGACGTTCCAACCATCCAAGCCGCGTTCCAAGCCGCCATTGCCGAGAACATCAATATGGCAGACAATACACAGGTAGCGGGCTGGATAAAAATCATCGACGACCAGACAGCAAACTGGGCGTTAATCAGCAACACCGAAAACGCAGGCTGGACAGTGGTAAGTACCACCAACAATGCAGGCTGGACGGATATAAACAACCTTCAATGAGGTAAACCATGTCAAGTACGTACTCAACCAACCTAGCCATTGAACTGATGGGCAACGGTGACCAAGCGGGTAACTGGGGGTCAACAACCAACACAAACCTTGGCACGCTGATTGAGCAGGCTATCTCTGGCTATGTAACCCAAGCGGTTGCTACTGGCACGGACACCACAATCACAATCCCCAACGGCGCAACAGGCGTTGCCCGTAACATGTTTCTAGAATTAACGGGTACAGGCGGAGCAAGCACTAACTTAATAGTGCCGTCTAACAAGAAGCTGTACTTCATCTACAACAACTCTACCGGCGCAGTCACAGTCAAGGTGAGCGGGCAAACAGGTGTGTCTGTCCCAGTTGGAGCAAAAGTATCTCTTGTATCTAACGGTACAGATATTGTGACGGCTACTAACTATATGACAGGCGCGACTTTCCCAAGCCCTACGCTAACAGGGGTACCCGTTGCGCCGACTGCGGCAGTGGGAACAAGCACAACCCAGATTGCTACGACAGCTTTTGTGAACGCGGCTATTGTGGCTGCTTACCCTGTCGGGTCTATCTACATGAGTACGGTAGCTACTAACCCTAATACTTTGTTTGGTTTTGGTACGTGGGTAACTTATGGTTCTGGGCG